CAGGGCGTGATTGTTTTCCCGCGCTTCCGTTCTCCCACTCTGTGCTGCAAGCTTCCACTGGTGCCCCCTGCCAAAACAACCCCCCCCCCCCCCCCCCCCCCGCCCCCCCCCCCCCAGACAGCAAAGCATCAGCCATACACATTGCTTCCAGTCCCGTAGCCTCCGCAATACCGTCACGAATAAGCTCAAGCCCCTCTTTTGTTAACAGTTTCATTCCTTTATACATGACGGGCACCAGCGGTTCTGCTACCAGCGATGCCAGTGCAATTTTGAATAACTCGCCCTCTACCCGTGCCATCCCTGAATTGGGGTGGCATTTCGCAATCGCTATTTTTAATTTGGCTTCTTCGATTAATTGCTCTTTGGTTAATTCAGTCACTTTTCATTACCGCCCTTTCGGGCGGCCTCCTGACATTAATCGTTGTGATAACTCATCGCTTCATTTGCAGCATCAACTGGATCAACATCCACCAGCAATAATTTGGGGCGACACCTTCAGGTGTCCACGGCTCTAATTCATTTTTTGCCGCATTCTCGTCGCCAGTAATTTTAAAAATCTGCTCTGAGAACTTTTTCACCCACTCGTTATATTTTTCAGCGTTAATAACTTTCTGTGCGTTTGACATTGATATACCTCCGGTTAAGGATTAAATTTTTAACAGTGCTAAATTTAATTATTCTGTTCTGGATTTTGTCGCCCTGCGTATCCGCGCTTTCACGTTACGCTCAATCTGAATTAGCTTTTCTATATTTCTCCGCCTTTCCCGTTCCTCCTGGCGCAAGATCCTTACATCATCTGCCAGTCTGGTTTCTCTTTTCGCCACAGAGAGCATCCAGTCAAATGGCTCCACAACTGCACCGCAGATTTTACAGCGGACCTGACGCTCTTTTTCGTCAACCCGGACAGAGTCGTGATGACAATATGGTCTTTCCGATGGCTCATAAAGAAAATTAACCTGATTACGTGGGTCATCCTCTTTTACCGGAAATAAAACAATATTACTTAACTCATCTTCTGGTTTTATTTCCACGTTAGTCTCCTTTAATACGAATCCCTGCAACACGTAGTGAGTGCTCTAAGTCAGTCCGATGAATCCAGTTGCCATTTTCTTTAGGTATCATCACATGTCGCTCATCAGCATTTATCGGGTGTCCATATCGAAGGTCGAAGCCAGCAGGTAACTGGATTTCCCTCGCCTCCAGTTCTGCAATGCGCTTGTCTTTAGCTTCCAGCTTATCCAGTATCGCCAGCGCAACCTTTGGATTAAAGGCAGCAATAAATTCAGCGTTTGCGTAAGCCTGAGCATCTGTTTCAACCAGGCAGTTAACATGACATTCTGCAATCACGCCACCGGGTTCTCCTTTCCATTTTTGACAAACAAAAACTCCTGTTAAATTGCCATGCTGGTTAACAGACGTATGCCCTACGATGTAGCTTCCTTTAGTTGCTTTCTCTGCCGCCTCTCGCAGTGCCTGACAGTTAATTTCGCTCACTGTTTACCTCCTGTAACGCTACCCGGTACGCCTTCTTTATCCACGCTGTACTGCCATATAACTTCGTCTTCATAAAAAACACACCTGCACGGCTCGCCGATATCCCCGGACAGGCTAACAGTACTGCATCCACCACACGGTTATGCTTCCGGAACTCCATTACAGTACTGCTGATAACCACCTGTCCCACCGGGCCGTAATCCTGATACAGGATTTTCACGCAGACACCCTCCTGTCGAAATAAACGTAGTTATTCACTGTGCGCAGCGGCATTCCAAATTTTCTGGCGATTTCTCTCCTGGACACGCCAAGCTGATGCAGCTGTCGCGCCAGCTCAATATCACTCTGCGGATATTTTGCTGACTGGTGATAATCACCCCGTAACATCATACTAATACCCAGTTCCCGCGCTTTCGTTCTGACCGCAGCCTCACTACGACCAATAAGCATCCCGATACATTCCACCGTCATTGTTCCCGCACACTGCCGTAGAATCAGTATCTCGGCACGCACCCACTTTTTCACGATACGAGCTCCTGAAATCCACCCCGGTAAAAAGCCAGTACCCGCTGCATTGATTCGCTGTTACGACATTCCCGGCAAATTACGTTCTGGTGCCGGTCGTAGGGTTGTACTCCGGCCTTACCCTGTTTTTGTGCTGGTTTGCGGATAACCCTTGATTTTTTTGCCGAACTTGCCAGCCATTCACGGTAAACTCTCTCTGAAAGGAATACCCCTTTTCCGCTGACAACATACACTTCGCCCTGGCTCACCAGCATCTTCAGGTACCGGCGAATGGAATCATGTGAAGCATATGTTGCCGATGCCAGTTGTGGCATTTTCATACGCCCGTTTTTACGTACAAGGTCAACGATGTGACGCTGTAATCTTTCCCGCTGTTCTTCGGTATAAATAGCCCCCATAAACTCTCCTGAGAAAATAACTTCATGACCTCAAATCAACACTTACCCCCTGAACCCCGGCGGAATTTCGGTATCCGGTTCAGAAATGTGATTCACGCAACGCTGTACAGGCGAACGCCCCAGACGAATAACCAGCTCATCCCATTTTTCCCGGAGTTTTGCCGGACTCATGATGTTTTTTACCCAGAATGGATCCCGCTGTACCCGACCAAACATTTCGCAAATTTGTCTGTGAGTTCTGCCATCCAGCATCCGCATTGTGCGCACATCATTGGCCCATGCAGTCCAGTTTGGTTCTTTCGGTCGCATGATTTCGCCATCATCGCTGGCAGCCTGCTCGTAAAGACTCACGATTCGCCCCCAGATCCACTGCGCACACGCTAAATCTTCCTGGCTGCCCCACTGGCGTTTTTTCGCACTGAACACAACCGCGTCAGGGTGTCGGGTTAAAAAATCCTGTTCAGCCATCTGCGGGTCCGGTTGCGAAGCGTCCGGACAAGAAGATCTTTTATCTGGCGGATCAGGTTTTAATACTGACGGATCGGGGCCAACCATCGTCCCCCTAACCGAATGTTTTTTATCAACGGTTGATCCATCAAAATTTGAGGGGTCAACCGTTGAGGGGTCAATATTTGACGGGTCATTTTTTACCGGGTTAATTTTTCTTTTCGGTTTATATGCCTCACGCGCCGCCGCTGCTGCTGCTTCGAGTTTTTCCACATTAAGACGGTAGATATTGCTTTCATTACGCCCACCGACCTTACGTTCCTCCTTCGTCAGCCAGCCGTTCTTTTCCAGTTCCGCTATCGCCGCTTTAACCGTTGATTCACTCTTTGCCCCAATCTGACGACGAATGGTCTCCACTGCAGGCCATGACACACCTTCGTCATTGCTGTAATCTGCAAGGCGAGCCATTACTGCCACCCTGGATAAGATCATGCCGGTGAAGGCACACCCTTCCCAGACAAGACCATGAAGCTTGCTGCTCATAAAAAACTCCGAACACCGTGCTTTTAGTGCATCACCACGGCATTTCCCGCCGGACCACCACGATTCATCTGATTGAAACCAGCGATCGCCACTGCGACAAAATCATCAGCGTCTCTCACCAGTCGTTCCCGCGTCTCCACCAGCTCCCGAAACCAGGTTGAACTGTGGCTGCGCATTCGGGCCACCAGCAGAGGTGGCATTGCTTTTTCGATCGCTGGTAACAACGCCTGAATTTTTTTAACCGCATCAGGGGTGTCTTTCTCCACCCAGCGGAAAATCTTCTGAGTATTGCGAGCCAGGGCTTCTGGGTGTGAATCGTCGTACAGTTCCGGAAACGTCATACCCAGTTCAAAATAAGCCCGGGTTATTTCAGCTGCCGGAACTTTTTCGCCGTCCGGATGCGACCAGGCATTCATCGCCATGCGGATGTGCTCATGCTTGATTTTCATGAATCAACTCCCAACAGCTTTTTCGTAGTAGTTTTATTTCTGCCAATAGTTAAAATTGCATCGGCAGAAAATAATCCGTTTGATGCATGAGCGATTTTTTCAGCATAATTTGTTTCGCCGGTATATTCAGTGCGAGGCAATTTTCCGTTATCCATCCATTTGTAGATTGCTCTTTGGCTGACACCACAAACGTCGGCCACAACAGAAACGCGAACAGTTTTGATTACATCTTCAAGTGTTTTCTGGTTCATATCACCCTCACAATGTGAACTTTGAGTACATGCTATAACAGAACTGACAGTACATTCAAGAGCGAATATCATTGAACTTATGGTTCATGAAGATAAAGCGCGTAAAGAGTTCGCCAGTAGGCTTGCGCTAGCCTGTGAAAACGCTGGTTATGAACAACATGGAAGGCAGGCAGAAATTGCCCGTCGAATGAAATTAACACCAAAAGCGGTTAGCAAATGGTTTAATGGCGAAACAATTCCTCGCCGAGAGAAATTAAGGGAATTAGCAACACTCATTGGAACAACACCAACCTATCTTTTGGGAGAGGATACAGAAGAAAGTGGACAGGTACGTTTCTATCAGGAGTTAAATCCAAGACAAAAAATCATCATTGATCTTCTGGACGAGCTCCCTGACAGTGAGACAGATGAACTTTTAAAAACTCTTGAGGAGAAAAAACAAAAGTACAATGCAATTTACGAAGAGTTAGCACGAAAGAAAAAACAAAAAGCCTCTTAAACCAGCATAAATCCGGTAGCGTCCCCCTCCGGGTTTGTGCTTCACTTTTTCCCATCTCATTTTTTTACACATAAAATGTACTCAAAGTACTTTACAACACTGAACATAAAGTACATTATATACATGCCAACCCACCCCGCCCCACAGAACGCAGGGCAATACCTAGAGTTACCCGGCAGTGGTCAGGGGTTAAGTAGCCAGCCCGAGGCGTAAGAACATGACGGCAGGGTTCAACTTTAATAACTATGCAGCAGGTTTTTGTTCCGCTACCCCGGCGTTAAGGGGAAATGAGGTCAGCATGGATACTATCGATCTTGGCAACAACGAATCTCTGGTGTACGGCGTGTTTCCCAACCAGGACGGCACGTTCACCGCGATGACGTATACCAGAAGCAAAACGTTTAAAACCGAAGCTGGCGCGCGTCGCTGGCTGGAAAGAAATTCAGGTGAGTGATATGGATTTCGACGCAATCATGGAAAAGGCTTACGAAGAATACTTCGAAGGCCTTGCCGAAGGCGAAGAAGCTCTCAGCTTCAGTGAGTTTAAACAGGCGCTTTCCAGTTCGGCAAAATCTAACGACTGATAAGCGAAGCGGCACCTCGAGGAATCAGTATGCAGAAACGAGAACCCGTCATCATCGCACCAGACTATACCGAGGATGAAATTTACGAATGGATGTGCGGAAAGATACGCGCCATTAATGACCTGAAGCAGGCCGCTGACTACAAAGAGCGCCTCTCTAAAGAACTGGTGTCAGCGGAGCAGGATATTACCACTCTGGCAAAAAGCGCGGCATTAAACGTTTCGCGAGTGATTGAAAACTACTGACCAATGAGCTCAAGTAGTTCTCCGCAGATGAAGTGCGTGCGCCGGACACGGATAAACCTCCGGCATGCTCTTTAACAATCTGGATATTCCTAACCACAAAGAAATCGCATCAATTTGGATTTTGTGGGCAACTTCTCTTGTTGTTCGATGGAGACGCCTATTTTGATCTGTGTTTTTAAGATCGCAATATCTTTAAGTGATGACCAAATATGATTATCTGTTTTTTCCAGAGTTTTTAACTGAATTTTCAATTCCGAATCAGAATATTTTTCTGCATCATCAAAAAGCTGCAAATATTCTGCGGATTTTCTCATGGTATTACCTGACTTTTATCCGAATCCATAAATCGTTTGGACGGTTGCGATCACAACAATAAAAACGCCAGAAATTTCCGGAATGAATCCGCCAATGACAGATGAACCGAGGATAATACTCACTACTGAGAGAAGTTTATCGAGACGACCAGTCGCTACAGAAAACAGTTGCTCAAGAAAATAGCCATAAAAAATTCTGTCAAGAATATCATCCCGGTCCATACACCATCACCTGCTTGTGCTCTTTGCTCTGTCATATGATTTCCTTGGATCGTTGGGGATACCCAGATTATACAGATTTCCTGTCGTTGGGGAATGACGGAAACCACCTCGCCTGACGTGGTTAAAAGCAGGCACACAACACGAAAGCGCACGGCGAAGTTCGTCTCACTGCACGGTGTCGTTAAATTTAATTCGACCGTGCGCTTCCGGTTGTGGCGACCCGCGAAATGGCGCGGCGGTAAGTATGGCGGGGGTGGGAGGGACGCCTTTCCCCGTTGAGGACACCGGGTTGTCAGGTTGACCATACGCTTAAGTGACAACCCCGCTACAACGCCCTCTGTTATCAATATTCTGGTGACATTTGGCGGTATCAGTTTTACTCCGTGACTGCTCTGCCGCCCTTTTTTAAAAGTGAATTTTGTGATGCGGTGAATGCGGCTCAGCGCACGCGGAACAGTTAAAACCAAAAACAGTGTTATGGGTGGATTCTCTGTATCCGGCGTTAATTGTTAACTGGTTAACGTCACCTGGAGGCACCAGGCACCGCATCACAAAATTCATTGTTGAGGACGCGATAATGGAAAAGTTATCATGTAATGCCATCACGTCTGAACTTCGTTTCGAAATTGGCGTTATCACTGGAGACAAAACATTTATTGAAGACGCCATTAAGCAGAGAAAACTCGAGCAGGACCTGTTAAATGAAGTATGCATTCCTTCAATGCTGGCTCGTCTGGACCTGCTGCAAAAAGGATATAAACAATGAATACAACATTTGCACTCGTTCTGACAGTTTATCTTGTTTCCGGCGAATCTCTTGAGCTGGTGACTGGCTTATACGGTTCAATGAAAGAATGCATGGCTGCAGCAGCAGAACAAAAAATTCCCGGTAACTGTTATCCGGTAGATAAAACTACTCACACTAATAATAACGAAATACCGGCAGGACTTTAAAACAGCACCGTAATTAATATCCGGTTTCATTTTTATATGCCAGCAATGGCAGGGATTTGTTCACCCTTAAATCTGTAATGAGGTTAAAACAAAATGAGTAAAGTCTTTATTTGCGCCGCCATTCCGGACGAACAGGCAATAAAAGAAGAGGGCGCAGTTGCTGTAGCCACTGCCATTGAAGCCGGTGATGAACGCCGCGCCCGTGCCAAATTTACCTGGCAATTCCTGGAGCAATATCCTGCTGCTCAGGACTGCGCTTATAAATTTCTTGTCTGCGAAGATAAACCCGGCATGCCCCGCCCTGCTATCGACTCCTGGGATACCGAATATATGCAGGAAAACCACTGGGATGAGGAATCCGCTTCCTTTATTCCGGTCGAACCAGAATCCGATCCTATTAACGTCAATTTTGACAAGCTGTCCCTTGAAGTACAGAACGCGGTCCTGGTTAAGTTCGGTACATGTGAAAACATCACCGTTGATATGGCGATTGACGCGCAGGAATTACTGCAAGAAGACGTGGCTACCTTTGACGGGCATATCGTTGAAGCACTGATGAAAACGCCTGAAATTAACGCTATGTATCCGGAACGCAAACTGTTCGCTATCGGATGGGTTAAACACAAATGTAAGCCGGGTACCAAATGGCCCGAAATTCAGGTTGAATTACGTAACTGGAAAAAACGGCAGGACGCAGAGCGCAAAGAGACTGGAAAATACACGTCTGTTGTTGATCTTGCCCGCGCCAAAGCCAACCGACAGCACACTGAAAACCCAGCAGAAAAAATCCCTCCTGTAACTGCCGCCATTCATCGCGAATACAAGCAGACATGGAAAACCCTGGACAGGGAGCTGGCCTACTATCTCTGGCCTGGTGATGCGGATGCCGGAAACATTGACGGCAGCATCCTTCGCTGGGCTAAAAATGAAGTTATCGCCAGAGATCGCGAAGACTGGAAGCGCATCTCCGCATCAATGCGCAAACAACCTGATGCGCTTCGCTACAGCCGCCAGACTATTTTTGGCCTTGTCCGTGAACGCCCGATCGACATTCACAAAGATCCCGTGGCACTGAACAAATACATCACTGAATACCTGACTACAAAGGGCGTGTTTGAAGATGACGAAGGAACAAATCAGGGCACAGCTAATACTCTCTCGTCGCCAGTACCAGAAACTGACGCAGTGGAAACGGCAATTCACGACAACGAAAAAACCGAATGCAAAGTGGAAGTCGAATCATCTGTAGAGCGTGAGGGGCCGTTCTACTTCCTCTTCACCGACAAGGATGGCGAAAAATACGGTCGTGCAAACAAACTTTCTGGTCTGAATAAGGCGCTGGCTGCAGGGGCTACTGAAATCACGAAAGAAGAATATTTTGCCCGCAAAAACGGTACATACTCAGGTTCACAACAAAATACTGGTGCATCTGACACGATCGCACAACCGGAGCCGGTAAAAGTTACCGCTGACGAAGTAAACAAAATTATGCAGGCAGCCAATATCAGCCAGCCTGACGCCGATAA